CGAATACCCATAGTGCCAATGCGTCACGAGAGATCATTTGTTCTTCGAGATTTTGACAAGAAAGTTGAAACGCAGGTACTAGCCGCTCCACAGGCAAAGGTGTGGAAACCCATCGTGAAGGGATGGTGGCGCAAGCTATTTGGTAAACCGAACGTACCTTCACACGTTCAGAAGCGATCCGTCGTATTGTTGGAGGTCTTGGATGACCCCTCAGTTGACGTTTCGGATGAAAGTTTACTACCTTCTCCACAACCGCATGCAGTTGATGGAGTCGTAATGACAAAGCAAGGTCCAAGCATGACCCAGAGGCGCTGTCGAGCCAAGGGTGACCGATACGTAGCAGCCGTTGCAAAGGAAGCAAGAGTAGAATTTGGGATGTTGGATAGAACTAAAGCGAATCGAATGATAGTTTACAAGTTCGTTAGAGATAGAATGAGAGAACACCATCATAGAACTGCCCACATAGTTCGAGACATCGAAATATGTGTGGATTTGGTATTCACACCCACAATTTACGATATAGAAAGAAAGCAACGGCTAGCTACAGATAGCACGATTGGGAGACACGAAGCGGTGAAATTAGATTTTGGGAAACCAGGATTCTTTCGTCGCTTACTCGGGGAGCGCAGCAATGCGGTCCCTGAGTTCCGAGAGTGTTAGGGGGGCCTGGAGGTGAAACGGGGGACGGAAACATCAAGTCGCATGACAGCATTTGATGTAATTAAGTTATACAAGAAAAGCTATGGAGCAAAGAATGTCCCAGTCATGACCGTTAAACCCTCAGGCCGCCCACCCAAGTCCAGAAGAGTCTACAACCTGCTCAGTTGTGGAACCGACAACTCTTTTGGCGTACACAATTCAAGTTTATCCAATACTGTGAGGGGACTGGTGGAGCGAGTATATTTAGTACAACAAGACGGTGTATTTACACCACCACCAAAACCTCAACCTGATTTGTTCAGTGCCCGAATGCAAGAATTTAAGTCCTTGTTAGTCAAGGCATGCACGTTCACCGGAGGATTTCATCAAATTCCAAAACAGGAGTTTGTTGATTGTTACCGCGGTCGACGTCGCACGCTATACCAACAAGCGGCCGATTCTTTGGACGTCCGACCAATAAGCAGACGGGATGCAGAATTAAAGACATTTGTTAAAGCTGAAAAGATAAATTTCACTGCAAAACAGGACCCAGCACCAAGGGTAATCCAACCTAGGGACCCAAGGTACAATGTGGAAGTAGGAAGATACTTGAAGAAGGTAGAGCACACCATATATGATGGTATAGCTAAAGTGATGACGCGAAAATCATCTTTAGGCTGGAACGTGACCGTGAACAAAGGTATGAACGCAAAGGAGACAGCAGCACTGATTGTTGGCAAATTCTCGAAGTATCGCAGACCAGTGGCGATTGGTTTGGATGCATCAAGATTTGACCAGCATGTTAGTTCTACAGCTCTCCGATGGGAACATAGTGTGTACAGCGATTTATTTAAAGATAAGTACTTAGACAAACTTTTGGGATGGCAAATTCACAACATAGGTAGAGCATACTGCGCAGATGGTAAGGTTAAATATGAAGTCAATGGGTGTCGTATGAGTGGAGACATGAATACAGCCCTAGGAAATTGTGTCCTTATGTGCGGGATGGTTTACTCGTATATGCAGAGTAAAGGTATCAAGTACGATCTTATCAATAATGGAGATGATTGTGTCTTGATTTTCGAAAAGGACCATGAAAGGAAATTGGATGATTTATCATCGTGGTTTCACGACATGGGTTTCACTATGAAAGTTGAAGATCCTGTGTATACAATAGAAGAAATAGAATTTTGCCAAACACAACCTGTGTTTGATGGTCACATTGGGTGATGGTTAGAAATCCACTGGTCGCTTTGGCCAA